GGGCAGGCTTTACCTTTACGACCATTTTGGCTCTCTCGACCCTACCGTTCTGCTTAACCGTATACGTCATTTGGTTACTGGTTGCGGGTGCAACTGGATCGTATTTGATCACCTATCGATTCTTGTCTCAGGTCTGGACCAAGGTGACGAGCGACGAGCCATCGATCAAACGATGACGAAACTCCGTAGTTTTGTTGAAGAAACTGGCTGCGGGATGCTACTTGTGTCACACTTACGCCGCCCTACAGGAGACAAAGGTCATGAAAACGGTGCTCAAACATCTCTTTCTCAGCTTCGCGGTAGTCACAGCATCAGCCAGCTTAGTGACATCTGCCTTGGTCTTGAACGAGATCAACAAGCTGAAGACAGCAACGGAACAGTTGTCCGAGTTCTCAAAAACCGATTTACCGGGTGGTGTGGCGTTGCCGGGACTGTGACCTACAACGAAAAGACCGGCAGAATGTTGGAGCAAAAAGGTAGCAGCTCTACCAATAAGTCTGCTGAGTTCAATGATTCTTTTGAAACCGACTTTTGACGTTCACCTCAAAGAAATGAATCCCCTCAAGGTCACGGCTCTTGCTGTGACTGAGAAGGGGAAGAGGTACCTCCAGTCCTTCTTCAAGTCCAATGACCCTTGCAACCAACTCGAGTACTCACGGCTCGAAGACTTCCTTGACTTCTGCTACAGCAGGAGACTTGAAGTCCACATCGACAGTGACGTTCGACGTGGAGACGGACGCCCTGAACCCCAGGGAAGTGACTACGATTCACTGCTGTGCAATCCACTCAAAGACCCAGACGCAGCTGCATAGGAACCCGAAGGAGTGGCTGGAGATCCTTGAGAACGCTGAGGTTCTCGTTGGTCACAACATCATTCAGTACGACATCCCTGCGATCCAGCAGGTGTATCCGAGCTTCAAACCAAAAGGCAAAGTCATCGACACGTTGATCTTGTGTCGGATGCTGTACCCAAACATCTTGGATCTGGACTTCGAGAAGAAGCGTCCTGATATGCCAATCCAGATGTACGGCAGACACAGCCTCGAGGCGTATGGGTACCGTCTTGGCTACAGCAAGCAACACACTGATCTGACTGACTTCAGCAAGCTCACCCCTGAGTTAGCTGAGCGTTGCATCAGCGATGTTGAACTAAATGTTAAGCTTTGGCACAGGTTGCAACCCAAGGCCGAAAGCATCCCTTGTGCCGTAGACCTTGAGATGAGATTCGCAAGTCTCATCGCCCTGCAGGAAAGATCTGGGTTTGCCTTCGACGTTCAAGGGGCGTTGGAGCTCGAAGCCGAGATCAATGGACAACTGAATACTCTCAACGAGCGCTTGAGACAACGGTTCCCGTTCGTTGACGGAGGGCTCTTCACCCCAAGGCGTAAAGACTCTTCCAGAGGATATGTGGAAGGGGCGACTATGTGCCGTCTCAAAGAGTTGAATCCCAACTCCCGAGACCACATTGCTTGGGTGTTACAGAACCATCTGGGGTGGAAGCCAGATGAGTTCACCGAATCGGGGAAACCCAAGGTGGATGAAACGGTTCTGTCGAAGATCCCTGGAGCTGAGGATTTCGTTGAGATCCTTACGCTGCAAAAACGTTTGGGTCAACTCAGCACAGGCAATAACGCCTGGTTGAAACTCGTCGAGCGTGACAACAGGATTCACGGCAGTGTGATTACTGTTGGCTGCGCAACGGCCCGCTGTGCCCACGTCAGCCCCAATATGGCCCAGGTTCCTGCTGTCAGGTCAGTCCTGGGACCGGAGTGCCGAGCTCTGTTTGGACCTGGCCGCCTCGGGGGAGGTAGAAGCACCAAACAGGTTGGCGTGGACCTCAGCGGTATCGAAGCTCGCTGTTTAGCTCACTATTTGTGGCCTCTTGATGGAGCAGCGTTTGCTAATGAAGTATTGAACGGTGACATCCACACGGCGAATCAGAAGGCCGCAGGACTCTCATCACGAGACCAAGCCAAGACCTTCTTCTACGCTCTGATGTATGGAGCCGGAGCTGAAAAGCTTGGACTTATTACTGGTCAAGATGGCAAGAAGCTGAAGCGTAAGTACTTCCGCAATATGCCTGCTCTTGCAAAGCTGACTGAAGCGGTGACGAATAAAGCAGAATCTGAAGGATTTGTTAAGGCTTTAGATGGTAGACGGATACAAATCCGGTCCTCACATAGCTCACTTAACTTCCTTCTTCAAAGCGCAGGGGCCATAATCAGCAAGCTTTGGTACATCACCTGTTTCGATGAACTTACGAAAGCAGGTCTTGTCTACGGCACTGATTGGTCATTCCTGGCTCACGTCCATGACGAGATTCAATTCGCAGCCCTCGAACAACACGCAGAGCGAGTCGGAGAACTTGCAGTTAGATCTGCTGCCTTGGCAGGAACAGCACTTGGATTCCGTGTTGAAGTCGGTGCGGAGTACAAAGTTGGGGACAACTGGGCAGAGTGCCACTAAGACTTGCAAGATCTGCAAGCAAACAAAACCCCTAGAGCTGTTTGGTCGTAACGGTACTTGGCGTCGCCCTGAGTGCTTGTCGTGTGCCTGTAAGCATCACAGTGCGTATTACAAGATACGAAAGAAACACAAGACGCCACCACTAGGTACACCGTGCGAATGCTGCGGTGACACCGAACAAAAGTTGCATTGGGATCATTGCCATGAGACTCATGAGCATCGAGGTTGGCTTTGTAATAATTGCAACACTGGCATTGGAAAACTTGGGGACGATATTGAAGGCGTCATAAAAGCGCTGGATTACTTGGGAAGGGTCAATAAGCTGAAGGCCCATCCAGGAGGTGACGATGACTTGGCTACTGCTTGACGCAGATATGCTGCTGTTTCAAGCAGTCGTTAGTGCTGAGGTTGAAATTGAATGGTGTCCTGACATCATTACTACTCACTTGCCCGTTAGAGAAGCAAAGATGCTTTTCAGGGAGTTGGTGGAAACCAAGGTCAAGCAATCAAAGGCTGACAACTTCACACTTTGTTGGACTGCCGATCAAAACTTCCGAAAGGAAGTAGAACCTACCTACAAAGCAAACCGCCAAAAGATGGACCGAAGAAAGCCTGTTGGCTATCTACCGGTTCGTCGTTGGGCGGAAGCTTCGTACCCTTCTGAGTGCTGGCACAAGCTGGAAGCTGACGATGTTCTTGGCATCTTGGCTACTCGCAATCAGCACAAAACAATCATCTGGTCTGGAGACAAGGATCTAAAACAGATCCCTGGGTTACATCTGGACAACGATGGCAACACCTACCTTGTTTCTCAACTTGACGCTGATGTCTATTTCTATCGTCAGACTCTTACCGGTGATTCCACTGACGGCTATCCTGGTTGCCCTGGGGTTGGCCCGAAAACAGCAGAAAAGCTCATCCCTTCGGAGGGGTTTACAGAGACCGCCGCATGGCGAACTGTAGTTGAGCAGTACAAGAAGAAAGGTTTTGGTGCTGATTACGCACTAACCCAAGCACGTCTCGCCCGCATCCTTCGAGAAACTGAGTACACCTTTGATGAGATTCAACTATGGACCCCACCAACGATCCAATACGACCCCACCACTACGCCTTCGACGAAGGAGTAATCGAATGCATTGATTACATCGAAAGTCACGCCTTTGACTTTGTTGAGGGGAACGTAATTAAATACGTCACTCGGTACCAACACAAGAACGGTACTGAAGATCTCAAGAAAGCCCGATGGTATCTCGACCGACTGATCAAACGATCAGAAGATTGGGACCTCGAACACTCCAAACGATTCAACCTCTACAAAGAAGTCCTTGACGATGCTGACTACGAACTCCGAATTGGTACGGAGCTGGATGCAAAAAGCGGACCAACTAATCAGTCCTGATGACGAGCAACGCGAACAGCAGCTCACTTACGTCGAGGAAGAGTTCTACGAGCTCATGTACGCCTATCGGAATGAAAGCCGTGCGCAGGTTCTTAAAGAAGCCGCCGACCTCCTATGGGTCACGTACGGTCTACTTCATACTCTCGGCGTGGATCCTGATGATGTTTTTGAGCGAGTGTATCTTTCCAACTGGTCTAAGTTCCCGTTCACCAAAGTTGACGGAAAAGTACAGAAAGGACCAAACTACAAACCCGTCGATCTCTCAGACTTATGAAGCCTTACGATGAAATGCTGAAACAGATTCCTCAAGAAGCTTGGCAGTACGTCGAAGCTGAATACGAGGAAACTGAAGATGGCGAAGGGATGATCCAGTTCTTTTGGGACGATGAAAAACATCCCGAACTCAAACCACTGTCTCAGCTTGATCAAGAACAGTGGAACGATTTTGTAATCACCTCATTCAACCGCTCACTGGACCTGGCACATGAAATCGAAGCAACAATTGAACTCGGCAATCGCAATGACGGGTCGAGTGGAGAGCTGGCTGGAGAATCCGACTCGCAGGTACCCGATTAGCTGCACGGTGTTTGTCGTCGAAGATACGATGGACGAGCATCCTGATGGTTTGGAGGGTAGCTGGATCTTTGCGAGTAAAGCTCTTCGGTATGGTGCAGGCGTTGCTATTCACCTTTCTAAGCTTCGTCCAAAAGGTACCAAGAACAGCCACGGAATGGTATCTTCAGGCCCTTGTGGGTTCATGGAGATCTACTCCAAGTTCAACGAGATTCTTCGCAGAGGCGGAACGTACAGGAACGGTGCAATCGTTGCTCATTGCGACGCAGATCACCCTGACATTCTTGAGTTTGTTAATTACGACCGAGCTCGTATTCCTTGGCTCAAGCGCTGTGTCAATGTTGATCCTGACATCATCAACTACCCCGACAAGCTGAAAGCAATCATGGACGCCGCCCGCAAGGGTGATGTGTGGATTGTTAAGAAGCAGTACGACAAGAACGGAGAGCGGATCTACTCCAACGTTTGTCAGGAGATCCTGCTGAAGAGCCGGGACACCTGCTTGCTCAGTCACATCAACCTCGGGATCACTAAGATCGGAAACATCCCCACTGCTTTTAAAGAAGGCATGGAGTTTCTTTGTGAGCTTTACGAAAAGACTGGGATCGATGAGTCTGGAATTTACAGCCGCAAAGATAACCAAGTTGGTCTTGGTGTTCTTGGACTGGCTAATCTTCTCGCCATTGAAGGGGTGACGTATAGGGAGTTTGTTACTGCCCTTCGTAATCGCAACCACGGCATCGCCACCGTAGGTA